TTATTATCACTGATACTGTTACTTATTTCAAAACCTTCTAATTTACTTCTGTTTGATTCGGTATCAGCACATATAATTCTTACTTCATTATTTGCCAAATCACAATGATCTAAAATAGCCTTTATATCTGTTACTGAGTTAATAAAGAAAAATGCTTCATAACTCTTTTTACCGTTTATCTCTATATATCCGTCCCTTTTATAAGCCTTGATATAATTTGAAGCCTTTTGATATGGATGATTGTTTTTTTCTAATGATACAATTAAAGTATCTGTATAACTCCAGTCTGCAACAATAACAGGCACACCATTTAAACAGGAAGGACTAAATTCAGCCTGTATAGGTGTTGCTGACATAAAGCAGAATGATTTATACTGTTTGAAGCTGTCTAATACTCCATCTATTGCAGTATCTCTATAACTATATGCTTTCAACAAGCAATGATATTCATCCACCAGTAACCTAAAATCAGCAGGATTCAGATATTCAGCCAATTTAGCCAGTTTATCATAAGTACAAATGATCTTCTTAACTCCATCTTTCTTTAAATACTTCTTTAGCTTACTTTTTAGGCTGTTGGTAAATTCGCCAAATAAACCGAACAAGTTCTTATTATCTGATTCACCTGCTTCTGCCTTACCAATCTTATTTACTATTAATTCTTTAGTAGGTACTGCTATAACATAGTTTTCACTGTTAGTAATGGCAATAGTAGTACCACCACAACCAGTAATAACTTTATTGAATATACAATTATGTGGAAGATCTTCTAAATGTAAATATCCATCTGTAGAATTAATTTTTAGTGTATTTGCTTGATTCTTCATTTTATGTATTGATTTTGACGTAAAAAAAAGTTCCATCTATCTAAGTGGGTAAAATCTAGTGTTTATAAGCATCTGGAATATTATTAGTGCCATTGGAATAAAATTTTGAAGGCTAGTCTTATATACGGAATCTGAAAAAAAAATTCCAATCGAAATAAAATAAAACCAGATTCACATCTGGTCTTATTCTTATCAAATTCACTCACACAAACGTACTTTTATGGCTTAAAGTGTATTTCTAGTAGAAGTTATGACAATACTTCTTGGACTTATTTAATATACACAAAGATACTGCTTTTTTTCGTGACTGTCAAGTAAATTTCAAAGAATCTAAATATGTAACTATATGTATATCTGATGTTTATATTTTATATCTAAGGCTCGATTTGAGGTGTATTTTTAAGGTCAAACCATCTAAAAGAAGAATGATTTTATCACTCCAAATTAAATCGGCTGGAATAAGATAATTCTAGAAAAATAATCGAATTAAATCGGCATCTTCTTCTTTAAATGGTCTAGTTTTGAAAGCACATTAGAATAACAGCGCAAATTAAATCGGCATCATTCTCTTACTTGGGTAAAGAATAAAATATTTTGAAAATAATTGGAGAAATATTTGTGGATAATGAAATCATTATCTATCTTTGTAGTGTTGAATTAAAACAGTTAAAACAATGACAGAAGAAGAAAAGGAATTAAAAGAAGAGATTGCTAGAAAAGAGAAACAACTAGCTGACTTTGTAAGACTTGGTGCTTTTATTGATCTAAGCGAAGAAGAAAAAGAAAAAAGAATAGATCTTTACTTAGATGATATAAACAAGTTAAAAAAGAAAATCAAAAACTAACAGAGTTCCCCTTAATTGGGGAACTTAAAAATAATATAGATATGAAAACATTAAATGAATATTTGGCAGAATTGAAGCCTTTAATGGGAACAGATGATCCCAAAGAAAGAGAAAGGTTTGAAGAAATATTATCTATCCTGAAAGAACAATTTACTTCTGTTGATGATAAAAAGATTATAACAGACTTTTGGAATAAAGGGATGGATGAATTAGGTAAAGATATAAAAGAATTAACTTTAAAGGTACAATTATCAGAAATATCTAAGATGGTATCTTTGTCTTATATAGCAAAAAAGTATTTCAATAAATCACAAAGTTGGCTATCACAACGTATTAACGGCAATACTATTCATAATAAGCCAGCTAAGTTCACTAGTGAAGAATTGGCTACACTACAGTTTGCACTAAAGGATATAGGGAATATTTTAAACTCCACTGTTTTAACAGTTTAATTCAACACCTCTACATTTTAGGAGTTTAGATGTAGAAAAAGCCTGCTAGTTAATTCTGGCAGGCTTTACTATTATGTACCTTTTGATGGCATTCCTTACATAATGACATTAGATTATCTGGGTTATATGCTAGGTATATTCTCTTTAGATGGTCAGTAGTAGACATAAAACTAGTAATATGATGTACATCTACACTAGGAACTACTTTATCTTCTTTTAGACATAGCTCACATAACGGATGCTGTTGTAAATATGAAAGCCTTAATTTTCTCCATCTGGTAGAAGTATATACTTCATTACGTTCTTCACGCTTAATAGAGGTCTGCTTTATTCTCTCTGGTTTCTTTAGATAAGGCATTTGTTTGTATTCCTTTTAGTTGTTTATTATCCATCTGTAATTGATACCGTACCATTTTAAGACGGTATTCTATCTGCTTAACTACATTATCTTCTATTCCATCTGATATTACCTTTAGCAAGGTATTATGAAATATATCTTCATCTGTCTGACTTAACTGCAAGTTGGTTGTATTACCTATAAATTTGGATCTTAAACGGTTGTAATTATCTGAAATATCTTTGGCTATTAAAGGTTTGATCTCTGAAATCTGGTAATTGTATTTATGATGGCTATGTTCTCTTTTAGATGGTTCTAGGATAGAATTAAATTCTTCTTCTGTTATATGTAGTAATTTACAAGTATCTTTGATACCATAGTCATATAGATATTGCAGCAACACTTCTTTACTGGGCTTTAATTTCTTCATAGTATTTGTCTAACAGTTCTTCATTCTTAGCAAAGAAATCTCTTAGTATCATTCTTATTATCTGGGCTTTTGGAGTATTAGTAGCTTTATTCATAATATCTATGTTCAATGCAGTTTCACCATCTAGGCGAACTGTGATTCTTTCTGACATACTTTCCTTCATATAAACTGTGATTTTTAATGTTAATGTATTGGCTTTTAATCATATACAAAGATACGGATATTTTACAGCAAGAACAAGTAAAATACTAATAATCAAATAATTGACTGCCAATAGACTGGTTAGTATTTGAAAGTTTGAAAGATAAATGAGCAGACACAGATACGAATGGATATGTACACTTAAAATAAGAATTTAATTATGATAGACTACAAAGCACCGTCTGACGTATGTAAAGAAGCAAAAGAATATATGAAAACCGTATTAGCCAGACTGGAAGAATCTGGAGTACTAGAAAATGTAGATGTAGCAGCGTTAGATATGTTGGCAAGAAATTACAGTATGTTTATTAATGCTTCCAAGCAAGTAGAAAGAGAGGGAGCAACAATTGAAAATAGACAGGGTAACATTGTAAAGCATCCTGCTGTAACCATTGCCAAAGATGCACAAATACAGGCAGTAAAAATTATGCAGGAGTTTGGACTTACCGCCAAATCCAGAACCAAATTGCCTAAACTGGATAAAGAAAAAGAAGAAGATTCACCACTGGAGAAATTTGTAAAGACTGCAAAGGAAGTTAGATAATGAAACCTTATTACGAATATGTAGATAAGGTTTTAAATGGAAGTATTGTTGTTGGTGAGTATATAAAATTAGCTTGTGAAAGGTTCCAGAATGATTTACAAAGGGAAGATCTGGAGTTTAGAGAAGAAAAAGTAGATCTGGCTATCCAATTCATTTCTACTTTGACACATTACACAGGTAAGCATTCTGGAAAGCCTTTTATATTGGAAGGATGGCAGCAGTTCATAGTAGCCAACATAGTAGGCTGGTATTGGAAGGATTCAGGTACTAGACGATATACCAGCAGTTATATTGAAGTATCAAGAAAGCAGGGAAAAACGGCTTTAGCTGCTGCACTATGCTTGTATTATCTAATTGCTGATGGTGAAGATGGCGCAGAAGTATTATTGGCTGCAAACAGTAAGGAACAGGCTAAAATTGCATTCGGTATGTGCAGCAAGTTCAGTAAAGGCTTAGATCCAAAAGGAAAGTATCTTACTGCTTACAGGGCTGATATTTTATTCAGCCTTACTAGTTCCAAATTGAAAGTATTGGCTGCTGATGATAGCAAACTGGATGGTTTTAACGCTAGCTTTGGTTTACTCGATGAATATCACGCAGCAGCCAACAGCAAGGTTAGAGATGTAATTAAATCCAGTATGGGGATGCGCGAGAATCCACATCTTTGTACCATTACAACTGCTGGATTTGACAAGTCTTTACCCTGTTATCAACTAAGAACAGTAGCTATAGAAGTACTAAACCATCTAAAGGAAGATGACAGTATGTTTATAGCCATTTATTGTTTGGATGAAGGCGATAAATGGGACAGTGAAAAGAACTGGTGTAAATGTGCTCCAAACTTAGGAATCACTGTTACTAAGAAATATATCAGGGAGCAAGTTAAACAGGCAAAGAATAACCCTAGTGATGAAGTTGGAGTTAAAACAAAGACATTGAATATCTGGTGTGATTCTGCTACCGTGTGGATTCCAGAGGACTATATAGTAAAGTGCAGTGATGTAGTGGATCTTTCTTCTTTAAATGGTCTGGACTGCTATATAGGTGTGGATTTGGGAGCAACAAGCGATTTAACGGCTGCATCCTTCTTAGTTGTTGATGGCGAAAAATATTACTTCAAAACACATTATTATTTGCCAGAAGCAGCTTTGGAAGAAAAGGCTGATAAAGAACTTTACAAGTTATGGAAGCGGTTGGGACTGCTTACAGTAACACCTGGAAACGTTACGGATTATGACTACATAACTACTGATATTCTGAAATACAGAGAAGTCGTTAATATAATATCTGTCAGCTATGATAAGTTCAATGCTACACAATGGGCAATTAATGCAACTGAACAAGGTTTGCCCTTAGAAGAATATTCACAGACTTTAGGCAATTTCAACAGACCTACCAAAGAACTGGAAAGGCTTATATTGTCAGGAAAAGCAGTAATAGACAATAACGACATTACTAGAAATTGCTTTAGGAATGTAGTTCTGAAATCTGACTATTGTGGCAATGTAAAGCCGGTAAAATCACAGGATAAAAAGAAAATTGATGGTGTGATTGCTATGATACAGGCATTAGGCGGTTATCTGCTGACACCACATTATACCAATACGATATTTACAATATAAAACCTTAATTGATGGGATTTTTTGATTTATTTAAAAAGAAAGAGCCACAAGAAGAAAGAAGCTATACACCTTATGGACTTAATAGTCTGGTATATAATACAAATTCCAGCTACAGGACTGATAAATCTATGCTTCTTTCCACTGTCTACAGGTGTGTAGATGTAATTGGTGATTCAGTGGCACAATTACCATTAGAGCCATATAAGATTGACAAGGACGGATATAAAAGAAAGTATCTGGAACATCCCACTTACTACCTGCTGAATAAAGAGCCAAACAGCCAGATGAGCAGGTTTACTTTTATGAAAACATTGATTACCTCTGTCCTTTTAAATGGTAATGGTTACGCCTTAATTGAAAGAGATGCCAAAGGTGATGCAGTAAGTTTGAAGCTGATTCCTTCTGAATTGGTCACTATATCAAAAGTTGATCCTTTAAAGAACAAGATAATGTATAATGTTACTGGCATTAAACAACTGGTAGAACCTGTTAATATGATTCATATACTGAATTTCAGCTATGATGGCATTACAGGAATCAGTACATTACAACACGCCAGAAATACTTTGGGACTGGCTACAGACAGTGAAGCACACGCAGAGGGGTTCTTTAAAGGCG